TACTGGCGTACGACGCCGAGCTGTTCGCCGCCGGCTTCGTCCGGCACTGGCGTGCCGTGGACCCAGACGAGGTCACCGCCGTACCACCGGGAGATCTCGGGTCGGGCCTGCTCGACCCGGATGTGGTACTTCTCCTCGTCGGGCACGTTCGGATCCCGAAGGTCCCGCGCCAGTGCGGCCATGTCCGGATCGGCGAACGGTAGTGGCTCCGGCACCTCGGCGCGCTGCGCCTTACCGGGCCAAAGGATCTTGAAGGGGCGCTCGGCGGGGATGTCGAGCGCGTCTGCGAACGCGACGACCTCTTTGGCTTGCGGATCCTGTCGCCAGTCACCACGAAGCCAGCGATAGAGCGTGGATCGACTGATCCCGGCGCGGTCTGCGATCTCGTCCTTGGTCCAATCGTGGTCCTGCTGTGCGACCTCGACGGCGCGCCGCACAAACTCGGCGAAATTTGCGTGCCGAGTGTCGGGCGCGGGGGGCATAGGGAGACCGTATGTCCTGCTCAGGGGACATATGTGTACCACGCAGGAGCCGTCGCAAGCATGCGACGGAGGTGCGTGGGCTCTGACTGGCGTTGTCATGGGCTGCATGTGGCAAATAGTAGGGCTGACAACGTCGGGCAAACACTAGCCGAAAGTACGAGGCGTGCTACGCGCAGGACATGACAACCTCTGTCTCATGCACGAGACAGTCGAGATCGAATGTGTCACGCCCGATACGGTCAGGGTCGTCAAGGTTCGGCCCTTGGTCGCGAGCGTTGCGGATACCCAGGAACTGCTGGGCGGCATCTCGGAGCGCACGGTGTACCGCCTCCTCGACTCCGGGGAGCTGGAGTCGATCGCTGTCGGCGGCCCCGCCGGCAGCGATGTCGGTCACGGACAGGGGCGCCGCATGGTGCTGCTCCAGTCCATCCGCGCCTACGTGCGGCGCCAGCAGACGGCCGCCGCCGCTTCCACCGCCTCCACCTGATCTCCCGGTGTGGCGGAGGCCAGCCCTAGGCACCGCCGCACCGGGCCCACACGCACAGAAGCCGCCAGCGCCTCACCGCCAGCGGCTCCCAACGGCAGACCCCCTTGGAGGGCACACCGATGACAACGACCATACCGGCACCCCCCGACAACGCGCGCGGCGTCGACACATGCGGCTGCCCGACCACCCTCACCCCCGGCACGATCCTGGACCGGATCGGCACCCGCCACCGGCCCAGCTGCCCGGACGCCCGGACCCTTGGCCTCGGCGCCGGCCAGACCCTGACCACCGTCCAGTACGCGGCCGGCACGTTGGACGCCCTGCTCGACGACGCGTTCGGACCGGTGACCCGATGAGCGACGACGCCGAGACCCGCCCGGTCGCCAGCCGCGCCGGTGTCCTCCAGGCCATCGCCGGCACGATCGTCCTCACCGGCCTGCCCGCGCCCCACACGATCAACCTGTTCGACGCAACCCTCAACCGGGTGTTCGGCGACCAGCCGCACGTCGACCTGTGGTTCGACCAGACCGAGCACCTCGACCGGTGGGCCGCCCACCTCGCGATGGAGGGCGCGCACGTCGCGGAGGGCCCGTCGGAGGGCGCCGAGTACCGCAAGGTGGCCCTGGTCCACCCCTGCGGGTGGCGGTACACCCTGTACGGCCGCCTCACCGCACCGACATCCGCCGACCAGCCGGCGGGAGCCGACCGGTGACCGCCGCCGGCCCATCCGGTGCCACGGCCGCCGCTGCCGGTCTGTGCGCTGACTACTCCGCCCCGCTGACCCCGTTCGAGCGTGCGGCCGGCGTCAAGCACCCGGCGCTCGCCCCGGTGACCGCGTACACCGCGCCGCTGCTGCTGCCCGTCGAGTACGTGCAGCCCGGCTGGCAGGTCCAGATCCACACCGAGACCGGCTCGGTCTACGCCGCCGCCGTCGCCGTCCTGGAGTGCGAGGACGTCGACCACGACGACATGTGCTCCACGGTCATCACGTACCCGGCGACCGAGGTCCACTACCGGGTCCTGTCCGACCTGACGGTGCGGATCCCGTGCGAGCCTGAGCCGGCCACCGCGCCGGCCGGGCCCGCCCCGGGCGACATCGTGTGGATGAGCGTCGGCCGCGCCGGCCTGGACATGCACCGGCGCACCGGCGACGCACCCGCCCCGACCGGCTGCGACCGGTCCACCCGGACCGGGATCGTGCTCGAAGCCGGCACCGCCGTGGACCGCTACCAGGCCAAGCCGTGCCCGCGCTGCTGGCCGGTGACGACGTGATCTACGAGCCGTCGCCCGCCGCGATAGTCCTCGCCGTCGGAGGCACGGTGTTCGTCGCCGTCGTGGTCGCTGTGTTCGTCCACTACGGCGTGCCTGCGATCGCCCGCCGCAGCCTGGCCCGGGCGGTTCCCGACCCCGCCACGCCCGAGCTGGCGGCGCGCATCGACGGCCGACCTCTGCCTCAACGCACCCGGACACCCGACCGGGACGGCGACGTTCCCCGCCCTGCCGAGCTGGCCCGTTGGGCTGACCCGATCTGCGTCGACTGGGACGCCGAACTCCGCCACCTCACCGGAGGTTCCTCGTGAAGTTGCTCGACCGTTTCTTCCGCCGCACCCAGCCCGGCCGGCACCGTCCCGGCGCGATCGCACCGTCCGGCCGCCACGCCTTCGGCGACTTCACCCCCCGCGCGCACCGGCCGTCCGTGCTCGTGGAGCACACCCTGCCCCTGTCGAGGGCCGAGATCGCCGAGGCGCTCGACGCCGACCGGGACACTCGCCGTACGGCCCCGTTCGTCGGTGACCTCAGCGCCATGCAGGGCGGCCGGTGATGGCACTCCAGTTCGCGCCGGCCACGAAAAGGCAGGCCAAGGCCCGCATCGCCCTCGAAGGCCCCGCTGGATCAGGCAAGACGTACACCGCGCTGCGCCTGGCGACCGGCCTCGGCGCCCGGATCGCGCTGCTCGACACCGAACACGGCTCGGCCAGCAAGTACGCCGATCTGTTCACCTTCGACACCCTCGCCCTGACGGCGTACGACCCGAAGACGCTGATCGAAGCGCTCGCCGCCGGCGGTGCGGGCGGGTACGAGGTGTTCATCGTCGACTCGCTGTCGCACTTTTGGATGGGCATCGACGGCATGCTCGAACAGGTCGACCGGGCCGCGAAGCGCTCCGCCGGCGGCAACAGCTTCGGCGGGTGGAAAGAGGTCACCCCGATCGAGCGGCGGATGGTCGACGCCATGCTCGCCTACCCCGGGCACCTCATCGTCACGATGCGGACCAAGACCGAGTGGGTGATCGAGGAGAACGACCGCGGGAAGAAGGTCCCACGCAAGATCGGCATGAAGGCCGTGCAGCGGGACGGGATCGAGTACGAGTTCGACATCGTCGGCGACCTCGACCAGGAGAACAACCTGGTCGTCTCGAAGTCGAGGTGCGCGTCACTGTCCGGTGCCGTGATTCGCCAGCCCGACGAAGAGTTGGGCCGCACCATCCGGGCCTGGCTCGACGATGGTGTCGAGGGTGGCCCGAACGCGGTCCAGCTCCGCGACGCCGCCCTGGTACCGGGCACCAGCCGCGACGAGCTACTCGCGTTGTACGAGCGGGCCCGCAGGGCCGGCATCCTCGGCGCCCCCGTGGTCGACGCCGCCGGCAGCGCCACCACGCTCGGCGAACTGATCGCCGACCGCGGCCGGGCCGCCCGTACCGCAACCACCGTGGCCGACGACCCGCGCCGTCGCCGGATGCTCGCACTACTCGCCCAGGCGGAGTTCGGCGAGCAGGACCAGCAGCTCGCGTTCGCCGGCGAAGTGGTCGGCCGGGAGCTGGCCAGCACCGACCAGCTGACCCCGGACGAGGTCGAACAGGTGGTTACACGGCTGGAGTCGTTCCTCGCCCAACAGGAACCCGCTGGAGCGACCGCATGACCCACCCGCCCACACCCGAGCAGGCCGCCATCGTCGATGCCGCCGCGAGCGGCGCCGACCTGGTTGTCGAGGCCGGCGCCGGCACCGGCAAAACATCCACCCTGCGCCTGGTCGCCGCCCGCCTCGCGGGAAAGCGCGGCGTGTACCTGGCCTACAACAAGGCGATCCAGGTCGACGCCGCCCGCGCCTTCCCCGTCAACGTGCTGTGCAAGACCGCACACAGCCTCGCCTACGCCGCGGTCGGCCGCCAGTACGCTCACCGGCTCCGCGCGCCCCGCATGCCGGCCCGCGAAACCGCCCGCATCCTCGGACTCAACGACCCGGTCCAGCTCGACAAGGACCGCGCCCCGCTCGCCCCCCAGCAACTGGCCCGCCTCGTGATGGAAACGGTGCAACGGTTCTGCTACAGCGCGGACAACCAGCTCCAGCGGACACATGTGCCCCTCGTCAACGGCATCGACAGCGAACCGCACCGCGCCGACCTGGCCGGGTATCTGGTACCCGTCGCGCAGGCCGCCTGGGACCAGCACATAGCCCCGCTCGACGGCCGCCTACGGTTCAGTCACGACTGCTACCTGAAGTTGTGGGCAATGTCCGGCCCCCAGCTCGGCGCGGACTACGTGCTGCTCGACGAGGCGCAGGACTCCAACCCGTGCGTCGCCGCCCTCGTCACCGGGCAGCACGCGCAGCGGATCTGGGTCGGCGACCGGTCCCAAGCCATCTACGGATGGCGCGGCGCCGTCGACGCCATGGAACATGCCCCTGGCCTCCGACTGCTGCTATCGCAGAGCTTCCGGTTCGGGCCCGCGGTGGCGGATGAGGCCAACAAATGGCTCGCGGTCCTCGGCGCCCGGCTGCGGCTGCGTGGCTTCGACCGCATCGCCTCACAGGTGGTCGACACTATCGCCGCGGACGCGGTCCTGTGCCGCACCAACGCCGAAGCCGTCCGCCAGTGCATGGCCTACACCACCGCTGGTGCCCGCACCGCTCTCGTCGGCGGCGGCAAAGAGATCCAATCCCTTGCCGAAGCAGCCCTCGAGCTACGCGGCACCGGCAGCACTGCCCACCCCGAACTGTGCGCCTTCGCCAGCTGGTCCGACGTCATCGCCTACGTCGAGGAGGACTCGGCCGGCTCGGATCTGCAGGTGGCCGTCCGACTGATCGACACCTACGGTCCAGAGCAGGTGATCGCCATCCTGGGGCGGTTGGTACCGGAGGACCACGCCGACGTGGTGATCTCCACCGCGCACAAGGCCAAGGGGCGCGAGTGGCCGCGCGTGCAGATCGCCGACGACTTCCGCGAACCCAAGACGTCCGAAGACAACCCCAACCCCCGCATCCCGCGGGAGGACGCAATGCTCGCGTACGTCGCGGTCACCAGGGCCCGGCAGGTTCTCGGCCGGCAGGGCCTGGCATGGGTCGACCGGTGGACGCCAAAGACGGCGACGCCGCCGTTCCGGCCGTTGGCCCAGCCGGAACCCCCGGACGACTGGCCCGACGACGAAATCGATCAGATCGAAGCCCATACCGTGCCGGCCCCGGCGACCAAACCCGCCACCGATTCGATGTGCCTGCGCTGCTGTTCACCCCGGTGCATCTGTGACCCGGCCGCCGCCGCCCGCTGGTCCGCAATCACGGGCCTGTTCGCTGGCAGCCGAACATGACCCGCCAATGGGTCCAGGCCGACCCCGCGTCCCTGGCCGTACCCTGCACCCGTTGCAACGCCACGCCGTTGCAACGGTGCATGACCGCGTGGGGCGGCCCCACCGCGACACACGCCGTCCGCAAGGCCGCGGGCCAAGCACACGCGCTCGCCGAGGATCGCCGTGGCTGAGCCGATGCACGGCTGCCCGGGCTGCGGTACCCAGGTCCGCCGTTCGATGCTGGCCTGCCGCACCTGCTGGGCGCTGCTGCCCGCCGATGTCCGCGACCGGGTGACCCGCGCCTGGCGGGCGCTCCGCGGCGACCGGACCAACCAGGAGTTGCGGGCCACGCACCGCCGGGCCGTGATAGCGGTGCTGACCTGGTACCGCGGACGGCGCTCCGGAGCGACACCGTGACCGAGGCCCTGTTCGACGTCGACGACCTCCGCCAGCCCGCCCCCGTTCCGGCACTGCCGGCCACGACCGGGCAGCGGCGGATCGCCCGTCAGCGCGGCGTGATCGCGGTCGGGATGCACCCGCCCAGCCTCACCACCGCGCCGTACCTGCGGCTGCACCCGGACGCGGCGCGGGAGATCGGCGGGACCGGGCCACACTGCGGCGCCTGCCGGCATCGGGTGCCCGTCCACGGCGGCAGCCGGGCCTACCCGAAGTGCTGCTGGCCCGAGCCCGATCTGAGTCGCCAGGTCCGCCGCGACCGGATCAGCCACGGACCCGGCACCGACGTGCGCGCCAGCTGGCCGGCCTGCACGGACTACCAGCCCGCCGACCCCGAGGCACCGCCATGACCCGCCGGACGGTGGCCACCCACCACTACCAGGCCGACACCGACGTGTCCGACCACCGCGGCCGACACCCCTGCACCTGCGGCATGCCCGAGCAGTGGCGCGGCCACGACGTACCCACACCCGACCCCGACCAGCGCGCCACCGAACTACGGCGCGTCGGCGAACGAGACGAGGACTGATGCCCGAGACAACGACGGCCGCCGACGTCGACCACGACGACACCACGAGCCGGCACTGGCGCCGGTACACGCAGTCCGACTAGCGATTCGCGATTCACGGCGCGGTTCCGCCACGGCGGGCCCGCGCCGCACTGCATACACAACGTCATCGATACCTGTGGATCTTGGGGGCGATAGGTGACCGAGGACCAGCGCGAGCTGAGGGCCGCCGGCCGCTACGAGTGGGAGCAGATCATCCGCCGCGCCCGCACCGGCAGCCTGATCGCCGGCAGCACCCGCCTCGGCAAGGACGGCCGACCCACCAAGGGCGGCATGACCGAGCTGACGTTCACTGCGATCGCGCTGTGCTGGGCCTCCTACGCCAACGACCGCGGTCAGGAGATCTGGGCAGGGGACGCCACCATCGCGGTCGACCTCGGAACAACCATCAAGAACGTCGTCACCGTGCGTAAGAAGCTGCTGGAGTTGGGCCTGCTCCAGCACGTACGCGGCAGGCACGGGGAACGTGGCGAGGAGTACCGGCTGACCCTCCCCAGCGACCTCCTCGACGTCCTGAACGTGCCCACGCCGGCGCAACACAAGCTCGCCGCGAGGCGTCTGCGCGACGCGGCCCGCGGCAAGCCCGCTGGGTCCGCCGGACCACCCGCGCCCGAACCTGTGGGTGGTCCGGCGGACCACGCACAGGCTGTGGACAACTCCGCCGTGGGTGGTCCGCCGGACCACCCGGACGAGGTGTGCGCGCCTGAGGCTGGGGGGTCCGCCGGACCCGCCGAAAACAGCTCTGGGTGGTCCGGCGGACCAGCGCCGGGGGGTCCGGCGGACCCGCTTACCGACCACGACCGCACCAGAACTACCACCGACCACCCTGATACGGATCTTCGTACGGCCGTCACCGCTTCCCGCGCGAGCCCACCGCCTGAAGATCAGATTTCCTCGGATGTGGATGCGCCCGGGCCATGCGCCGAGCATCCGACCCAGCGCGCCGGACCCCGCCCGGACGGCCGGCTCGCGTGTGTGTTCTGTCGCGCCCTCGCACCCGACCGCCGCACCCCCGGCCGCCCATCACTCCGCGTCATCACCGGAGGAGCCGCATGAACACCGCCCGAGACCGCCGCATCGCCCGAGCCGCCGCCGCGGTACGAGCCCGCGCTGCCGACCTGGTCGACACACACCGCACCCAGCCGCCCACCGAACCGCCGCCACGCGCCGAGCTACGCCAGTGCCCCACATGCTTCGGCCCCATCGACACCGTCTACCCGGAAGGACACCGCTGCCGATGACAACAGACCCGGTCGCCGCCTTCGAACGTACGGCCTCAGACTGCTGCCACGGCCCATTACGCCCGTGCTGCGCCAGCGCGGGCATCGCCGCCGCCATCCGCGACCTTGCCGCCGTCCTCGTCGACGACGACCGCCTCGAACCCACCGGCCACGACGACCTCTGCACCTACGGCCCACCCGGCGAATGTGACTGCTGCCGCGGCCAGCACTACCGCTGGCTCATCGCCCAGGCCGAGCAACTCGGCGGCCCCGGTTCCGCCACGCGCGCGCCCGGGGACGGCAGGCCATGACCCACCCCCACGTGCTCCACGCCGGCGCGGCACTGTGGTCGCTGTGGCGCGCCCGCGAGCACCTTGCCGAGCACCGCGAGACGATCCTCATCCGCCGGCCCCAGCTCGGCCCCATCCACGCCCGACCGCGGAGCCTCGCCCAGCTCGCCGCTCTCGACGCCCTGCTACGCGACGAGCGCCCGGACCGCGGCGCGCTCGCCGGCGCGAAGATGGCCGCAGGCCCGGCACCGGTGGCGCCGGGCCTGCTCGACCTCGACCGCGAGATCCGCGACGTCCTGGTCGACGTGCACCAGCTGCTCGCCCACATCCACCGCGGCCATCACCTGATACGGCACAGCCCGCACTGGGACCTCTACGCCGGACGCCGGACCTGGCTCGTCGCAGCAACGTCCGTGGCTCCGCCCGGCATCGCCGCCGAGATCCGCGCACTCGTTGAGCCCGTCGACGCCCGCGCCCGGGCTATCGCCGGCGTTGGTCCCGACCGGGCACCGCACCCCGACAACCCACGCTGCCCCGCCTGCCGCACCCGCCTCGTCCGCGTCCAGACCAGCGCACCCGACCCCCGCCACTGGACCGCCGTATGCACCAACCCGGCGTGCTGGTGCCTCGGGCCAGGCGACCCGGCCGCCGGCGACGCCTGCCCCTGCACTATGCCCGTACGCGTCGCCGGCGAACGCCACATCTGGTAGCGGGTCACCCGACCGCCGCCGGCGACGAACTCGGCGTCCGATCACCCACCAGAGGCGTACCCTCAGCACTAGATCAATCGGGGGTGAGATCCATGGACACCAGGGCAAACGACCGCAGCGAGCCTGCGCGGCTCAGTGCCGGCGATTCGTGTCCGCAGTGTGGCTTAACCATCGCGTACTTCGTCTCACGCGGGACCCAGGGCATGCAGCCTGGTATAGGCAGGCACCCCCTCACCGAGATCGGAATGCCCTGCGGGCACATCGAGCAGAGCCAGCGGTGATCATCCTGGGCGGCCGCGAGTACGGCACCGCCGACCAGATCGCCGCGGTCCTCACCTCGAACGCGCGCCCAATCAGCGCGGCCACCGTGCGGGACTGGGGCCGGCGCGCCGCCACTCTCGGCGACCCGCTCTACGGCCTGCTGTCACGGCACAATGTCCCAGGCCAAGGCCGAGGTACCACCCTCTACAGCCTCGCTGCAGCCGCCCAGGTGGAGGCGCTTACGAGCGGATCGCGGCGCGTCCGGGGGAAGAGACTTGACGCAGCCCGGGGCAAGATCGCATCCTGATCCCACATCCACTACAGCAGGCGAGGTATGCCCAGATCCGGGCACCTCGCCTTTTCTGTGTCCAAGATCAGTGCACGATAACCCCAATTATCGTGCACCAAATCGCGCCAGGAGGTACCCGATGGTCCATCGCCGGTACCTCGAATCCCTGATCAGCGGGCTCGCTGTTGCAGCGATCCTCGTGGGAGGGCTGCTGATCCAAGCCGGCCTCGGCGTGTGACCCGGTGGCCCGCCCACGGCCCATCGGTGAGGACGACCGCCGCCAGGTCGCCGCCCTCCACTCCCAAGGACTTTCCCGCAACGAGATCGCCCGGACTACCGGTCGCTCCGGGCGAACCGTGAGCCGCATCGCAGCCGAGTTGGGCCTGAGCTTCGAGCGCACCGGCGCCACCACCGCGGCCACTGAGGCACGCAAGGTCGACGCAGCCGCCCGCCGCGCCCAACTGCAAGGCGACGCGCTCGTCGCCGCACAGAGGCTCCTCGGCCAGATGTTCGCCCCGACGAAGGTCTTCAACTTCGGTGGCAAGGAGAACGACTACAACGAGCAACAGCACGACGAGCCGCCGTTCCGCGACAAGCAGGCGATCGCGAGCGCCATCCAGGCCCTGTCCCAGACCGCACTCAAGCTTGCCGAGTACGACCAGGCCACCTCTGCCGGCGGCGCGGACGTCGACTTGTGGCTCGACGCGATGGGCGCCTGATGGCCATCACACCGCTGGAGGGCAAGGGCCGCCGCACCGCCGAGCTGTGCACCGCCCGGATCAACATCCTCGAAGGCAGCATCCGGTCCGGTAAGACCCTCGTGTCGATCCTGCGGTGGCTGCGGTTCGTCCGCACCGCCCCGCCCGGCAACCTGCTGATGGTCGCGAAGACCGAGCGGACGCTGCAACGCAACATCATTGACCCGATCCTGGCGTACCTCGGCCCCAAGCGGGCGCGCCACGTGATCGGGTCGGGTGAGCTGTGGATCTGTGGCCGGCGGGTCTATCTCGCCGGCGCGAACAACGAACTGGCGCAGGACAAGATCCGGGGCTTGACCCTGGTGGGCGCCTACGTCGACGAGGCGTCGCTGGTCCCGGAATCGTTCTGGATCATGCTCACGGGTCGGCTGTCCGAGCCCGGGGCCCAGCTGTTCGCGACCACGAACCCGGACAATCCCGGGCATTGGCTGATGCGGGACTGGTTGTCCCGGGCGTCGCTGTGGCTGACCGGCGACGGGCAAACGTTGCGGTTCGACGGCCCCGACCGCCTCGACCTGCACCGGTTCTCGTTCCGGCTCGACGACAACCTGTGGTTGCTGCGGAGCAACCCGTCCTATGTGGAGCAGCTGAAACGCGAGTACCTCGGCCTCTGGTACAAGCGGTTCATTCTCGGTGAATGGGTGATCGCGGACGGCGCGATCTACTCCATGTGGGACCCTGTCCGGCACGTGGTGCCGACGCTGCCACCCATCGACCGGTGGATCGGCCTGGGTGTGGACTACGCCACCACCGCGGCGTTCGCGGCGCTGCTGCTCGGCCTGGGCTTCGACCCCGAGCAGCAGCGGCACCGCCTGTACCTGGCCCGTGAGTGGCGGTGGGACTCCCGCCGCGAGCGGCGCACGATGACCGACCTGGACTACTCGCGAGCGTTGCGCGGGTGGCTCGACACCATGAGCGTTCGTCCAGAGTGGACCGTTGTTGACCCGTCCGCTGCGTCGTTCTCCGAGCAGCTCGGCCGTGACGGTGTGCCGTCGACCGACGCGGACAACGCGGTCGTCGACGGGATCCGGCTCATGTCGTCGCTGCTCGGCGCTGGGCTGCTCGCCGTCCACGAGTCGTGTACCGGCTGGATCGACGAGGTGACCGGCTACACCTGGGACCCGAAAGCCGCTCTCCTCGGCGCGGACAAGCCGATCAAGGCCCGCGATCACTCCCTGGACGCGGGCCGGTACGTCGTGAAGACCACCGAAGGGATCTGGCGGCCGTGGGTGAACCTCGCACTGGCCGCCTAAACCGGGTGGTGTACGCGACCGACCGGGCCACGCTGTGGCACGGCGAGGCCCTCGCCGTCCTGGCCGCCATGCCCGACGCGACGGTCGACGCGGTGATCACCGACCCGCCGTACTCCTCCGGTGGCATGGTCCGCGGTGACCGCACCCAAGGCGTCCACGCGAAGTACGTCAACACCGACAGCGTCACCGGGCGGGCACTCGCCGGGTTCAGCGGTGACAACCGCGACCAGCGCGGTTACGGGTACTGGTCGGCGCTGTGGCTGTCCGAGGCCCGGCGGGTGACCGCCCCGGGCGGTGCGTGTGTCCTCTTCACGGACTGGCGGCAACTGCCGACGACGACGGACGCGTTGCAGGCCGGCGGGTGGGTGTGGCGGGGCATCGTGCCGTGGCACAAGCCGAACGGGCGCCGCACGCAGGGCCGGTACGCGAACACCTGCGAGTACCTGGTCTGGGGCACCAACGGCCCCCGACCCCGGGACGCGTCAGAGACCCTCGGCGGGTTCTTCGAGGCGAATGCGCTGAGGGAACGGACGCACATCACCCAGAAACCGCTGGAGGTTCTGCGGGATGTGGTGCGGATCTGCCCGCCCGGCGGGGTGATCCTCGACCCGTTCACCGGTTCGGGGACGACCGGTGTCGCCGCACTCATCGAGGGGCGCCGCTTCGTCGGGGTCGAGCAGATCGCGCACCACGTCACCGATGCCGTCGCCCGTTTGACGGCCGCCGAGATGGCACCCGATCCGCAGCGTCAGGCAACCCTGCTCGACGTGCTACCACCCATCCGAGAGGAATCTCTGTGAAGCCGAGTCTTGCCCGCATGGTGTTGATCGGCGGGCTTCTGCCGATCGACAACAACGGCACCGACACCGCACCAGCGATCATCACGCGCGTCTGGTCCGACACCTGCGTCAACCTCACAGTTCTGCCCGACCGGGACGGCCCGGTCGTGCGCCGCACATCGGTGCCGCTGTACCCGACGCTGGAGGCGTACGAGACGGAACGGGCCCGCCTGGCCACCCTGCCGGGTGCTGAGCACATGGGCCCACACGTCGGCGCCTACTGGCCGCCGCGCGTCTGATGGGCAAGCCGACCCCGGAGGAGATGGGCCGCACCAGCTACGACGCGTACGCGTTCGTCGTCGGCGGGGTCAGTGTCCACGGTGAGCAGCTCCCGGCGTGGGAGCAGCTCACCGGCGCGGTTCAGAACGGGTGGATGGCCGCCGCCTATGCCGGCGGGGCCGCCTACGCCGCCGGCGTCCAGGTCCCGGTGCTCGTGCACGTGGCCGGCATCCCCCAGCGGATGGTGCAGGCGTGCACCCGGTGCGGTGCCGTGCTGATCGACATCACCGCGTGGGCGGAAGGCCGGGTCGCGGTCCTCGCCGGCGACGGGCGGGATCCGTCGTGGTGGCCTGCGGGCGCCCAGGTCGCCAAGGGCGGCGTCGTGACCTACAGCGTCGACCGGGCGGTCCTGACCGACGACGAGAAGCCGTGTCGGCCGTAGCACCGGCCGCCGACGCCGCACCAACCTGCGACGAGGCGCTCGCCAACGCGGCCCGGCTGCTCCGCGCCGCTGAGATGACCACCGACCAGGCACTGATGGCCCGCCTCGACGACCTCGCCTCGACGTGGCTCGGGATCGCCGGCCTACAGGAAACCCGGGAACGCTGACCGAAAGAGGGGGCCCGCCGTGCCGATGCCGTCCGGTGGGGTGTGGCCACCCAAGGGCCACGAGCGGGCCTACCTCGCGTACCGCGACTGGGACGCCTGGTACGTCGGCGACGCCGCCCGCCTCCGCGAGGTCTACACCGGCCGCGGCTCGGACGGCCGGCCGCTGCCACCGTCGCAATGGACCCCCGGCGGTGGTGGCCTGTTCGGCCGGATCAGCCGGTGGCTGTGGGGCGCCCCGCAGAACCCGAACGCCCGCGACGGGCGACTGCACGTGCCGCTGCCCGCCGACCTGGCCGCGTCGGTGTCGCGGCTGCTGTTCGCCGAACCGCCGAAGCTGACCTGCGACGACCCGGCCAGTCAGGCCCGGCTGGAGCAGCTCGCCGAGGACGGGTTGCACCAGGTGCTCCTCGCCGCCGCCGAGGCCGCGTCCGCGCTCGGGGACGTGTACCTACGCCCCACCATCGACCAGGAGGTCATGCCCGGTCGGGCGTTCCTAACCCCGATCCACGCGGACGGGGCAATCCCGGTCATGCGGTGGGGTCGGCTGACCGAGGTCACGTTCCACAGCCTCGTCCACATCGACGGCCGGGAGTACTGGCGGCTGCTGGAACACCACTCCGCCGGGCTGGTCGAGTACGCCCTGTTCCGGGGCAGCCCGGTCGACCTCGGCGTACGGATGCCGGTGCAGGCGCACCCGACCACCGCCGCCGTCGCCGGGGACCTGAAAGACGGTGTCCAGTACACCGGCCTGAACCGGCTCGCCGTGGTCCGGATCCGGAACACCGGCCCTCAGCGGGCGTGGCGCAACGAGCCGTGCCTGAAGTACCACGGCCGCAGCGATTTCGACGGTGCCGAACCGCTGTTCGACCGGTTCGACGCGGTGTGGACGTCGTGGATGCGTGACATCCACCTGGCCCGGGGCCGGATCATGGTCCCGGCCCAGTACCTGGACAGCAACGGCCCGGGGCAGGGTGCCACGTTCGACGCGGACCGCGAGGTGTACACGACGCTGCAGGCGATGCCGAAGGACATGACCGGGTCCGGGATCACCCTGTCGCAGTTCGCGATCCGCCACGTGGAGCACAAGGCCACGTTGGACGAGATCCGCGGTGCGGTGCTGCTGCACGTCGCGTTGTCCGAGCAGACGGTGGGCCAGGAGGGTGACATGGCCGTCACCGCGACGGAGATCGAGTCGCGGGAACGGTTGTCGTTCGCGAACAAGGGCGCCCGTGGCGGGGAGTGGACGACCGGTGCCGCTGACGCGGTCGAGGTGCTCACCGAACTGGAGTACGCGCAGTTCGGGACGACGACCCCGTTCCGGCCCTACGTCCAGATGTCCGATGGCGTGTCGGAGTCGCTGGAGACGGTGGCCCGCACGGTGCAGCTCCTGCACGCCGCCGAATCGATCTCCCTGGAAACCCGGGTCCGGCGCGTGAACCCGGACTGGGACGACGACCAGGTCAAAGACGAGGTCGCCCGGATCCGGGAGGACCAGGCCGGCGGCCCGGTCGAACTGGCCCCGCCGCCGGCGGACACGTTGGGCGCGCTCGCCGGGAACGAACCGCCGCCGGCGGCCGGCGCCGGGGCCGAGGACGGCGACCCGGACGACGAGGAGGCGACAGCGGCATAAGGCGGTGGACGGGTGCCGATCGACCCGGACGACATCGACGACATCACCGCCACGGTCACCGGTGTCTACCGCGACGCGGAAGCCCACCTACAGGCGGTTGTCGGCCGGCACCTGGCGGCCGGACGTGACACCCCCGGCTGGGCGGTGGAGCGGCTCGCCGCCGTGGGCGCGTTGCGTCGCTCGGCCGAGGCCATCGCCGGCGGGCTCGCCGCTGACGGGTCCCTCGCCGCCCGTCAGGCGGTCGCCGCGGCGTACCGGACCGGGCGGGGGTCGGCGCTGGCCGAGGTACCCGACCGGTGGTTCCCCGCGTCCGGGCTCGGCCGTGCCGCACGCCGGACGCTGGGCCAGGTGCCGCAGGCCGACACCGTAGAGACCCTCGCGACCGCGCTGGTCCGCGACCTTGGAGCGAGGCACTCCAACGTGCTGCGGGACACGACGGACGTCTACCGCTCGGTCGTGGCCGGCGCGGTCGCGAGGCAAGCCACCACCGGGGCGACCCGGCTGGAAGCGTCACAGCAGGCGTGGCAGGCCCTGGTGAACCGGGGTGTCACCGGGTTCACGGACCGGGCCGGACGGCGCTGGGAACTCGCGTCGTACGTGGAGATGGCCGTCCGCACGGTCGGCCAACGGGCGGCGGTACAGGGACAGGCCGACCGGCTCGCCGAACTCGGCGTCGACCTGGTCCTCGTGTCCGACGCCGCGCAGGAATGCGTCCGGTGCCGCCCGTTCGAGGGCAAGGTGCTGCGCCGCGATCCGGGCCCGGTGGGTCGGGTCACGCTGCCGCACGCCACGGAGGACGGCCGCGAGGTCACGGTGACCGTGGTCGCCACCCTCGACGAGGCGAGACGCGCGGGCCTGTTCCACCCGAACTGTCGGCACAGCATCTCCGCGTACCTGCCGGGGGTGACGAAACCGCCGCCCGGGCCGACCGAGGACCCGGACGGCGACAAGGCCAGACAGCAGCAACGGGCCCTGGAACGGCGGCTCAGGAAGGCCAAGGAGCAACGCGCGGCGGCGCTCACACCTGAGGCGCAGCGCGCGTTCGGAGTGCGGGAGCGGGCCCTACAGGGGCAGCTACGCCAGCACCTGGCCGCGCACCCGAACCTGCGCCGGCAGCCACACCGGGAACGTCCCGGCGCCGGGAACCTCGGCCGTGGCGACGCCGCCCGACCGCTGGACATCACCCGTCAGCCGACCCTCGACGGCGGGCGCGCGGGCGCCCCCGCACGCGCACCGCGCACGGGGGTACCGGACGAGGGCACCCCGGATCTCGACCCTCGTACGGAGCTGCCCGGACAGGATGGGTTCGACTTCGACGCCGCCGCGCGGCGGGCCGCTGACCCGTTGGACGGCGTCGACCTGGAGCAGCTCCCCGACGACGAGCTGTTCGACCTGTTCGGCCGGCTGTCAAGCGGGCAGGTCAACGAGTCCGCGATCCTGCGCCTAGCCGACGAGATGGACCGGCGGGAGCAGGCGCTCACCGGCGACGCGCCGGGCGGTGCGGACGACGCGTGGCTATCCGGGCCGGCCGACGAGCAGCTGCACTGGCCGGACCCGACCGACCTCACCCCCGATCAGGTCGCCATCGACGACCTCATGGCACGGGGCCGCTCCTACGTGGACGCGTACGCCGAGGTCTACGGCCTCGACGCCGCCGCACTGGAACGGCAGGCCGCCGCGTCCGCGGTCGAACGGCGGGCGGGTGAGACCCTCGACCAGGCCGTGCGCCGGGCGTACGACGAATGGGTCCACGTCCAGCAGCTCCAGGCGGAGGCAGCGTGCCGGGGGAACATGCTCAACCGGGCCGGCGTGTCCGCCGGCGTGGACCCGGTCGAGCTGTTCTCAGGTCCGATCGCTCGCGCCCGGAAATACGCCAGCGAGGAACTGCTACGGTGGTGGGCGGACAACGGCCGAATGAACTTCACGGAGTTCAAAGCCCAAGTCCTGCAACGGGAATCCGACATCGCAGCCGCTGAACGCACGCGTTTGCAAAGCAATGCGGAGGACTTCATCTGATGGGCACGAAGCGCACGCGTGTGAAGGCGGACCCCGTCAACCTGGCCGCCTATCGCGCCGGCCGTCTGGCAAGGGTCAGCGGGCAGCCGCTCAACGCGTGCCCGTTCGACCCGAAAGCGTTGCCGGTCCTGGCGCGGTGGTTCGTGATCGGGTACCGGGCCGCGAAGCGCACGAACGCGGTCAGCTACCGGTAAACGCCAAGGGTCACACACAGCTACCCATTGCCCGGTTAGGGCACGCGCAAGACAGGGGCCGGTCCCCGTCCGTTGGGCGGGGCCGGCACTTGCGTGTCAGCGGTAGCCGCGCTGCTGGTGCGCCACCACGGCCGCCCGCACGACCTGCTTGAGCCGCTCGAATCCGGGTTGCTGCTTGCGGGTGAACACCACGGCGTTGGGGTCGCGGACAGCGTCGACCGTCCGGCCACCGACACCGCCACTGATGTTCTGCGCACCGGCGACGGTGAACGCGATGAACCCGTTCGACAGCAGGCCAGCGGCTTTGAACTGCACCGCCTGGATCGCTCCGAGCGGGATCGTCTGCTCGCCTCGGCCGTGGCCGACCATGCCGCGCATCCCGGACCGGGTGATCACCACCTGGTAGCCGTCCCACGAAACGTGAGCCGTGTGCCCTTGGACATCCACGGGCGCAGGTTACCGGACCGCTGCAAAGAGTGGCGGCCCGCATCATCGACCAGCCTCAAGGAGGCCACGTCATGCACTACCGCACCCGCACCCGTACTCTCGCCGCCCTGTCCGGGCTCGGGGTGTTCGGGCCGCCGGCCAAGGGCTGGCGCCGCGACGACCCGGGCGACACCGGCACCGGCGCCCACAGCGGCGCCGATGCCGGCACCGGAACGGGCGACGACGGTACGGCGGCGGGTACGGACCCGACCCGGACCCCGGCCATCACCGGGGACCTGGACAAGGACCGGGCCGCCCGCGACCTCGGCAAGGCCAGAGCAGACGCCAAGGCCGCGAAGGAGGCCGCCACTGCTGCGGCCAAGGCCAAGCAGGATCTGATCGATTCGCTCGGGGTGGCGCTCGGGTTCAAGCCGGACCCGAAGACGGACCCGGCCGCGCAGGTCGCGGCGGTGGCGAAGGAAGCCGCCGACGCGAAAGCCCGCGTCGCCGAACTGGTCGCGGAGAACGCGCTTCTGAAGGCCGCCGGCAAGGCCGGGGCGAAGGCCGACAAGCTAGCCGACTCCCGCTCGTTCATGCGCCAGGTCGGCGAGCTGGACCCGGCCGACGCCGGCTACGACAAGGCCGTAGCCGCCCTCGTCGCGCAGGCCCTGAAAGACGACCCGACGTTGAAGGTCGGCGGGGCTGCGGGCCCGGCGCGGCTCGGCGCCGACCACACCGGCGGCGGCTCGAACGCCGGATCGATCGACGAGCAGATCGCCGCCGCGCAGAAGGCCGGCGACCACCGCCGGGTCATCGCACTCAAACGCCAAAAGGCGTACCAGACCCAGTAAGGAGACTGCCTGATGGCTGGCAGCATCACCGGCATTGCCGACACGTTCGGCCTGCCCAACTACGTAGGCGAACTATTCGGCCTCACGCCGGAGGACACGCCGCTCCTGTCGGCCATCGGTGGACTCACCGGCGGCGCGCAGACCAACGCGGTCGAATTCGAATGGCAGTCCTTCGACCTGCGCGACCCGTCGAAGCGGGACCGGCTGGAGGGCGCGACCGCGCCGCCTGCTGAGTCCCGGGTGCGCGGCAACGTCCGCAACGTGTGCCAGATCTTCCACGAGAAGTGCTCGGTGTCGTACACCAAGCAGGCCGCCACCGGGCAGATCGCCACCCCGACGTCGGCGCCGTTCCGGGGCGTGCCCGGGTCGAATCCCGTCACGTCTGAGCTGGACTTCCAGGTGGAAAAGGCGATCAAGACCACGGCGCTCGACGTCAACTACGCGTTCTGGAACAGCCAGTTCGCGAACCCGACCAACAACGCGTCGGCGCGGCGGACCCGTGGCCTGATGCAGGCCATCGCGACGAACCGGATCAGCAAGGCCACCTCGACGATCACCGGTCTGTCGTCGGCCACCGACACGATCACGGAGACCGCTACCGCCCTGGCGAACGACAACAAGATCGTGTTTACGTCGGTGGGCGACATGACCAACGTCGTCGCCGGCCGCGCCTACTTCGTCGTGCAGAAGGCGACCAACACCTTCAAGGTGTCCCGGACGCAGGGCGGGGCCCCGCTGACGCTGGGCACCTCGACGGCGAATGTCGACTACCTCGTGCCGCGGACTACCGACCTGGCCACGACCGACGTGGACGACCTGCTCCAGCTCGCCTACGACAACGGCGGCATCAGCGAGCAGAAGACGGCCACCATCGCGGTCAACAGCCAGCAGAAGCGGCAGATCAGCCGCGCCTACGCCGAGGCCGGGATCAAGATCACGTACGTGGATTCGTCCCGGTCGGTCGGCGGTGTCGCGGTCGACACGGTGGTGACCGACTTCGGGCGGCTCAACATCATGCTCGACCGGCACGTCCCGAGGGACGCGATCGCGGTCCTGTCGATGGAGATGCTCCGCCCGGTGCTGCTGTCCGTGCCCGGTAAGGGCGTGTTCTTCGAGGAACCCCTCGCCAAGACCGGCAGCAGCGATGAGGTGCAGATCTACGGCGAGATCGGCCTGGAGTACGGCAACGAACTCGGGCACGCCCTGATTCGGGGCCTGAAGGTCTGATCAGACGTCCGAACCCCGCGAGGCCACGTGTAACCCCGGCCCCGGTTGGTTCGGCGGCGCCCACGGTCGGCGGTCAGGCGACAGCCGCCGGCCGTGGGCGGGTCCGGCGGTGGCCGGGCTGAATCCTCCACATCCCGGCCACCCCCGGCCCACCCACGCGCGCTCACGAGCAGGAGCACCCCATGACTCTCGCAACGAAGATCGACCTCAGCGTCATCGCTGCCCTGTCCAACGCGCTCGACTTGGCCAGCGCGGACAGCACCCTGAACCTGTCCCAGCAGTACCGGCTCGCGACCGGCACCGGCGCCGACAAGGCGGACCGGCTGTGGCACGACACCCGGACCCTGGCCGCGTCCGCGACAGAAGACCTGGACCTGGCCGGCACGGCGCTGCTTGACCCGCTGAACACGACCGCTGTGTTCGCGCGGGTGAAGGGCCTCCTTGTCGTCGCGGACCGGCTGAACGTCAACAACGTCCTGGTCGGCGGGGCCGCGTCGAATGCGTTCATCAACTGGGTGTCCGACGCGACCGACAAGGTGGTGGTCCGCCCGGGTGGTGCGCTGCTGCTGGTGGCACCGGACGCCACCGGGTACGCGGTCACCGCGACAACGGGTGACCTGCTCCGGATCGGGAACAGCGGGGCCGGGTCGTCGGTCACCTACAAGATCGTGATCGTGGGCGCGTCGGCGTGACCCGTCTCCTGGGCCCGGACGACCGGGCGGTCTACACCCCGGACGGCCGGCTCCGCGCCCAGGGCTACACGGTGGTGGTGTACGCCGACCTGGGGGCAACGGTCCTGGCCGACGTCCTCACCGAGGCCGGCGCGGCGGTCCCCGGCTCGGCTCTGACGGTCAACGCGTACTCGCGGATCCCGCTGTTCCGGTTCCCGGACGGCGTGGACACCGTTTACGCCGTCGTCAACGGCGGGCCGGTGACCCCGTTGTACGCCCGCGTCGACGACCGGGTCGACGCGCTCACCGTCCGGGTCGACGACCTGGAGGCCGGCGACGGTGGGGACCTGGCCGCCCACGAGGCCGACACCACGGCGGTGCACGGCATCGCGGACACCGCGCTACTCGTCGCCGCGAACAGTGTCCGGGTCACCCCCGAAACGTTCGGCGCCAAGCGGGACGGGCGCACCATCACCGACGCGGCAATCACCGAAGCGGACAACACCCTCACGTCCGCGTCGGCCGGGTTCACCGCCGGCGATGTCGGCAAGATCGTGGCCGTCACCGGCGCCGGCGCGAACGCCACGAAGAACACCCTCGTGACCACCATCGCCAGCGTCACCAACGCGACCACGGTCGAGTTGGCCGCGCCGGCGGCGGTCACCGTGACGGGCGCCCGGGCCACGTACGGCACGGACGACACCGTGGCGGTGCAGGCCGCCCTCAACGCCGCCGTGGCGGCGGGCCAGGCCAACGGCACCCATTACGCCGAGGTGGTGTTCTCCGCCGGCCAGTACATGATCGCCGGGCCGCTGCTGACCGGTGCCCCGTACTACGGGCACGCGCAGCTGCGCCTACCCGTGATCCCGGAGGCGGGGCAGAAGTTCACCCTGGTCCTACTGGGCACGGCTGAGGGTGCGGCGTTCGCGCACTGGATGCAGACCGTGCCGCAGACGTCCGGGGCGGTGCTCCGCTCGACCCTGCTCGGGGCGGTGTCCGATGGGACGTGGGGGCCGCCGGCCTGCCTCGGCGGGCCGACCCGCGCCGACCTGGGCGGCGGGTTCGACGCCGGCTGGTCGAACATGCTCCTCGTCGTCGACGGGCTGACCATCCTCGGGCCGCGTGACCCGACGTTCACCGCGCTCTACGCCGTCCGGGTCGCCCAGCTCCACGTGGCTACGTTCGCGGCGTTGGCGGACCGGACCCCGACCGAGATGCACGCGGTGAAGCCGGTCAACGACGGCGGGCTGGGCCTGGCCGTGCCCCGGGTCAGTAACAACGACTACGTGGTGATCGGGTCGTATGCCTGCGAGGGCTGGTATTACGGGATGACGCTCACGGACCATCTGACAGCGGTGCGGGTGGCGATCATCTACTGCCGGGTGGCGATGGGTCTGTACGGGGTCGGCGCCGCCAACGAACACGGCGCCAGCATCGTCAACGCCAGCGTGGAGGACTGCGACACGGCGGTGGAGGCGGTCATCACCCCGGGCGGGCGGTTCCCGCTGATGATCGGGCAGCTCAACACCGAACTGGCCGCCGGGACCGCGTTCATCGACGCCGGCAACGGGCTGGTCGGGCAGGTCGGCTACACCGCGAACGACGCCAGCGCGCCCACCGTCACCGGGTGCGGGCAGTGGCGGATCATCGACCTGAACCGCTTCCCCGGTGTCGCGACCGCGCCCGGCGTACCAGCGTCCACTGTGGCGCTGCGCAACCCGTTCTGGCGGGACGCCGCCGTGCACATCGCCGGCGGGACCGTGACCGTGATCGCCGTCGACGGGCAGACCCTCGGCGTGACATCCGGGCTCGTCATCGTCCCGACCGGGAAGACGATCACCCTGACCTATTCGGTGGCGCCCACCTGGAAGTGGACGCTGCTCTGACCCTGGGGGGACGCGATGCCGGTACCGGCGGGCAACAACGGGCGCCGGGTGTACGCGACCGTGGCCGACCTGGAAGACCTCCCCCTCTCGCCGATACCGGCCAACGCCGAGCTGCTGCTGTGGCGCGCGTCCCGCGACGTCGAACTGGCACTGCTCACGGCGGTCTACCCGGTTGACGAGAACGGGTTCCCGACCGACCCGAAACACGCTGCGGCGTTCTGCGCCGCGACCGTGGAGCAGGTCTGTGCGGGGCTGGCGGACGGTTCCCGGACCGGGCTGGGCGGGCAGGGGCCGCAGTCGTTCAGCATCGGCGGGATCGCGGTCACGCAGCGGCAGGGCGACGCCGCGACCGTCCGCCGGGTCGGCAACCTGTGCGAACAGGCGTGGCTGATCCTCGCCCAGGAGGGCCTGACCAACCAGGCGCCGGGTGAGGTCCGGTATGGACTTTGACGAGTTCCTGTCGCTGCTGCCCGAACCGCATCAGGTCAGCGTCGAGGCGTACCAGGGTTCCGGGGGCACCGGCGACGTGTACGCCGCACCGGTGACCGTGACCGGTTTCGTGGTCGAGAAACGGCGGCTGGTCCGGGCGCCGGACGGGTCGCAGGTGGTGTCGGAGTCCACGGTGTACGCGCCGCCGGGCACGGTGGCGCCGCCACGATCGCGGGTCACCCTGCCGTCCGGTGACGTCACGTTGGTGATCACCGCGCCGCTGCTCGACGGGGCCGGCCTCGGCCTGCCCGACCACCGCGAAATCGCGTGCGAATAGGGGGCTGTGGTGGCTCAGGAAGCGCGTGTCGGGTGGAACGGTGCCCGGGTGCTGGCCGAGATGCGCGCCGCCGCAGATCGGGGCCTGGACCTCGGCGCCGAGCATCTGCTGGGCGAGGCACGCAAGCAGGTGCCGCACGAGGAGGGCACCCTCGAACGGTCCGGCCGCGTCGTCGATGCCGGCGACCTGAGCCGCGCCGTGGTGTTCGACACCCCGTACGCGCGGCGGCAGCACGAGGACATGACGTACCGGCACGCGGACGGGCGTAAGGCGAAGTACCTGGAAGACCCGATGAACGCCGAGCGGGACACGATCCAGGCACTGATCGCCGCCGAGATGCGGCGGGCGGTCGGATCGTGAGCGGGTGGACCGGGCGGCTCCTGGTCGGGGTGGCCGAGCTGCTCGCCGGCGAGGGCGTGGGGACCTGGTCGACGACGGCCGCGTATGCGGCCGGGCAGACCGGGATCGTCCTGAAGGCGTACCCGCCGGCACCGGACCGGGTGGTGGTCCTGACCCCGTACCCGGTCACCGACCACCAGGTCCTCGCCGACTCCGTGACCGGTCTGCAGATCCGGACCCGGGGCCTGGCCACGAACCCGACCGACGTCGACGATCTCGCCGACGCGGTGTTCGAGGCGCTGCACGGGCTGACCGGTGTCGACATCGGCGGTGTGCAGGTCGCGGAGATGCACCGCCAGTCGTATGCCCAGCTCGGCCGGGACCAGCAGGACCGGTTCGAGCGGTCGGACAACTACTACGTGGCCGCGATGCACGCCAACCGGCATCGCCCGTACTGAGCAGGGAGAGAATCTGATGGCCGGAGCACCGACCACAACCGCGCTGGCGCGGCGTTTCGCGGTCGACGTTGACACCGCCTGGCCGTCCGGCCCGCCGGTCTGGGCGCGGCTGTACGGCATGACCGACTTCAAGCCCATGGTCAAGCCGACCAACAAGGCGACCAGCGACTACGAGACGGAGGGCAACGCCGGCAACCAGAAGGTGATGCAGGAGACCAGCGTCGAGGTCACGTACCTGCGGAAGCTGGACGCTGCCGGGGCCCCGATGGACGCGCACGAGGCGATCCGCAAGGCGGTGCCGCTGTTCGACGACGACGGCACGGTGCACCTGCGCTGGTACGACCGGACCGGAGCACCGGAGGCGTACGAGTTCTATGGGATCCCGGCCGCCGAACCGGCGGCAACCGGCGTCGAGGATCTCGACGGCCTCAAGGTCAGCTTTGCCGACGTTGGCCGCGGCGCAATCCCGATCACCAACCCGATCGCATGACGCTCGACTTCGGCGCCCTGGACGAGCTGCTCGACCTGCCCGGGGTCGAGTTCACGTGGGCGGGTGTGCCGTACCGGGTGGAGCCGCCCACGGCCGCTGTGGGCCTGTGGTGTGAACGGATCGCCGCCGTGGTGGGGCCGCTGCGGGCCGCGACGACCGATGAGGAGATCACGGCCGCCGCCGCCCGGATCGAGCAGGTTCCGACCCTCGACGACGGGCTGACCTTGCAGGAACGCGTGCTCGGCGCGACGTATGCGCGGCTGGTCGCGAACGGGGTCAACCACGTGACCATCCGTGAAATCGGCGCGATGGTCTTTACCTGGATCGTCGCCGGCGACGAGGCCGCCACGAGGTACCTCAAGGCAGGTGGCCGCCCGGAAGCGGGGAGCCGCGCGGAGCGCCGCGCGGCTTCGAAGCGATCGCGGCGTACGGGCAAGGCGAGCAAGACCCGGTCACGGGGATCTACGAGTGGTACGACCTCCCGCCGGACCTGAAGTCGGGGCGGCGGGTGACGTGGCCGGAGATTCTCACCCGCTGGGCGCTGGTCGAATGCGACCTGCATTCGGAGTACGGCATCGACCTCGGGGACTCGGGCGTGCTGGGCCGGCCGTGGCGGTGGCTCCGTGCCCGGATCGTCGGCCTGTTGTCCGCTGACACTCGCCTGGCGCGGGCCCTGACTCCCGAGGAGTAGCCGTGTCCACGCTGAACCTCGGCGAGCTGCAGACCACCATTTCGGTCGACGATCGGGAGTTCGAGGCCGGCCTCGACGAGTCCGAGGGCAAGTTTCGGCAGTTCGGAAAGCGGCTCGGCATCGGCGCGGCGGCCGTTGGTGCGGCCGTCGCGATCGCCCTGAGTGCGGCGTTCGTGTCCGCGCTCGACATGGACAAGGCACAGGCCAAGCTGACCGCCCAGCTCGGCAGCGCCAGCTTCGCGAAGGATCTGGGCCGCGACGCCGGCGAGCTGTACGCCCAAGGCTGGGGCGACTCGGTCGCGGACAACATGGAAGCCGTCCGCGTGATCATGTCGCGGGGGCTGCTCGACGAGGACGCGACCGACGCGCAGATCCAGGGACTGACCGCCAAGGCGCAGGCGTTGGCCGCGACGTTCGACGTGGACGTGAAGGAGGCCGCCCGGGCGGCCGGGCAGATGGTCCGCACCGGACTGGCGAAGGACGCTGACGAGGCGTTCGACATCATCGCCCGGGGTTTCCAGCAGACCGGCGACCCCGCCGATGATCTCCTTGACACGTTCTCCGAATACTCCACGCAGTTTCGGAAACTGGGTATCGACGGCACGACGGCAATGGGCCTGTTGCAGCAGGGTCTGAAAGGCGGCGCCCGGGATCTCGATATCGTCGCCGACGCTTTCAAAGAATTCAGCCTGCGCAGTATCAGCGGGGCGAAGGACGTTACCGACGCCTATCGCACGCTCGGACTGAACGCGACCAAGATGCAGCGCGATATCGCGAAAGGTGGTCCCTCGGCGGCGGCGGCAACGGCGCTGGTGCTGGAGCGGCTCAAGGCCATGAAGGACCCGGCGCTGCAGGCCGCGACGGCGACCGCGCTGTTCGGCACCCAGGCCGAGGACCTGGGCGCCGCGCTGTACAGCCTGGACTTCAACACCGCGGCCGCCGGTATGGGCGACGTGGCGGGGGCGTCGCAGAAGATGGCCGACGCGCTCGGCAACAGCGCCGGGGCGCAGCTGGACGCGTTCAAACGCAAGGTCGAGCTGGCGTTCACGAAGGAACTTGCGTCCGCCGTACCGACGCTGATCAAGGTCGGTGAGTGGCTGAACAAGCACTCGGAGATCATCGTCCCGCTGGTCGGCGCGTTGACCGCTGTGGCCGCGATCTACGGCGTGGTCACGGCCGCAACCTGGCTGTGGACAGCGGCACAGACCGCTCTCGCTGTGGCCATGGCCGCGTCCGGCGTCACGTTGATCATCATCGCGATTGTGGCGATCGTCGCCGGAATCCTGTTGCTCTGGCACCACTCGGACGCGTTCCGCAACTTCTTCATATCGATGTGGGGCTATATCTGGGGTGCGATAAAAGGTGTCTGGAATTGGACGAAAGAGAACTGGCCGCTTCTGCTCGCAATCCTGACCGGCCCGTTCGGTCTGGCGGTCCTGTTCGTCGTCCGCCATTGGCAGCAGATAAAGGACGCGACAGGTGCGGCGAAAGACTGGGTCGTCGGAAAGTTCGATGAACTGGTCGATTTCCTGACCGGGATACCGGGTCGGGTGACGAAATCGGCGCGGAACATGTGGGACGGACTCGTGTCCACCACACGCGGCGCCCTGAACATGATCATCGGGTTGTGGAACCGGCTCGACTTCGGCATCCGGATCCGGGTGCCGGACGGCATCCCCGGCATCGGTGGCCGAACGTTCACCGTGCCGGACCTCATCCCCGACCTGCCCTACCTCGCCGCCGGCGGCGTGGCCACCACGGCAGGCTGGGCGAACGTCGGCGAACACGGCCGCGCCGAGCAGGTGTTCCTCCCGCAGGGCGCCGGAGTCCGGCCGCTGCGGGGCAGCGACGGCGCTTCCGCTGACTGGCCGTTCGGCCCCGACGTGGTCCTGGGCCGCGTCGTCATCGACGGCACCGGCATGTTGCAGGGAATCCGTACAGAGGTCCAGCTCAAGGGCGGCGGCAACGTGCAGGCCGCGTTCGGACAGAACACGACCTGATCGGGGGTGGGTGGTGGAGTTCCCCCGCGACGGGTTGCTGGTGACGCTGCTCATCGCGTACGGCGCGGACGTGTCGACGCCGCCGGCGACGTGGCCCTGGGTGGACTACACAACCGGGGCGAACGGGTGGGAGGTGTCCGTCCCGGTACCGGTCACCGAGGGCCGCTCAGAGGGCGGGTCACAGCTGGAGACGAGTACCTGCACGTTCACGCTGAAAAACCCGTCCGGGGTCCACACCCCCGACGATGACCTGGGCGTGGTCGAGGGCACACCGGTGTGGTGGCAAGTGGACGCCGGACACGGCCAGGTCGACTACTTCGCCGGCTATATCTCGTCACTCCTACCGGAGTGGCCCGGGCGGACCCGGCACGGCGCGGTCGTCAGGGTGGCCTGTACGGGCATCCTCGGCGTGCTCCAGACCGGCACGCCACCCGACCTGACCCCGGTACAGCGGGCCGTGAACGCGCTCGCACCGGCGTTCCACTGGCCGCTGAACGACGGGCAGGACGCGACGCAGGCGGGTAGCGGCCTGGACCGGGGCCGCCCGATGGTGCCGGGCCAGCTGCGCCCGTCGTTCGGGGCGGTCAGCGATCCCGTGCTGGCCGGGGCGCCCGGCTCGTACGTGCAGGTGGTCACAGACGGGGCGTACGTCGGGTCGCTGCGGGCGCCGCTGTCCGGACTGCCAGCGGCCGGGTGGTCGGTCCAGGTGTGGACGTTCGTCGAATCCGTACCACCGGCGGAGATGGACGGTTTCGAGTCCGCGCACGTCCTGAAGATCGACTGCGCGGGGTCGCTGGGCCGGATCCGGATATCACACGAGGTCGACACCGACGGCGTGCAAGGCATCACCCTGTGGGTGCACAGGGACGATCCGTCGTTCCCCGCGTTCCCCGGGTTCGGGGGTGTCCTCGACGGACCGTTCCCCCGATGGGTGCACAGCCGCGTCAGGGTCCGGCAGGCCACGGCGTCCACGATCGAGATCCTCCACGACATCGATGGGCGGGTCGACACGACCCCGCAGGTCTGCGGCAGCGGCGGTGATCCGCTGACCCTCGGCCCACCGATCGAAGCGATCGTAGGTGCCGACGCCGAGCAGCCGGACGGGTTCGACTCCGTACACGGGATCGTCCGGGCCGGCGTGGCGCAGCTCGTCATCGCCGGCGACCCCGACGCCGCGTACCTGTACCCCGCTGGGACCGGGCACGCCGGTGAGCTGGCCTCGGACCGGATCGAGCGGGTCGCGGCCGAGGAGCGGATCCCGGTCGACATCGTCCCGGGCGACAGCGAGCCGATGGGCCCGCAGCAGCCCGGCACGCCGGCCGCGATCGTGCTGGAGTGCGAGGCAACTGACGGCGGCCGGCTCAGTGAACACGCGTTCGGGTTCCGGTACCGACCCCGGACAGCGCTGTACAACCAGACCGCCGGGTACCTGGTGGACGCGGCGGCCGGTGAGCTGGGCGACCCGTTCAAGCCGACGCGGGACAAGAGCGTGATCCGTAACGAGTGGACGGTGAGTCGCCCGTCCGGGTCCAGCGCCACATACGCGGATAGGGAGCACCAGAAGCGGGCCCGGCTCCCCGACTCGGCAACCATCAACCCGGCCACAGACGACCGGCTGATGCAACATGCCGCGTGGCGGACCGCCCGGACCACCACCCCGGGGATGCGGGTGTCCGCGGTCACCGCGAACCTGGGCAAGCACCCGAACCTGGTCCGTGGCTGGCAAGGACTTCAGCTCGGCGACCTGGTCCAGGTGCTCCACGTGCGGACGGTCCTGCCACAGCACCCGCCCGGGGACATGGCGATGCTGTACGAAGGCCGCACGCACGTCCTGAACGGGCTCCGCGACTGGACCGGGACGCTGTTCACATCGCCGGCGCAGCCGATGACGGTCGGGCTGCTGGACGACATGTGGCTTGGCCGGCTCGCCGGCGACGCCGAGCTGGTCGCCGCGCTCCCCGCCGGGCAACTCGGGGCGGTGTCGGTCCAGCTCAACGACGCGACGTTGTGGACCACCAACCCGGCGCACTTCCCGATGCTGATCAAGGTCCGGGGTGAGTTCATCCGCCTGTCGTCGATCAGCGGCGGGTCGTCGCCGCAGTCCTTCGTGATCACCGAACGGGCGGTCAACGGCATCCGTCGTGACCACCCGGCGGGCGCGCCCGTGCGGGTGGTCGACGCGTTCCGACCCGTCCCATAGGAGGCTGCCGTGCCCATGCCGACGTTCTTCGCCGGCGCGCCGCTGGCCGCGTCGGATCTGAACCTGTTGTCGGCTCAGATCGACAGCCTGACCGCGCCGGGGTGGGTCGACTACTCCGGCACGTTCACCCTCACGTCGAGCGGCACCAACCCCACGAAGGGCAACAGCACGTACAAGGCGCTGTACCGCAGGCCGGCCGGTGCTGACCTGATCGACGTGAAGATCCTCGTCATCATCGGTACGTCCTTCGTGGTCGGGACTGGGGACTACCGGTTCAGCCTGCCGTTCAACGCGCACGCGGACGAGTTGACCGGCGGTGTCGGGGAGCTGTACCACCTCGACGCCTCGCCAGGCACGAACCACGCCGGGATCTGCTACCCGGCGGCGGCCGGCTACCTGTCCTGCATCGACGACGGAGTGGCGAACTTCCTCGGCGCGGCAAACCCTGTCGTACCAGCGGTCAACGACACCTATCGGCTGTTCTACAGCTACCGACCGGCCTAGCGGGGGAGGCGTCGTGACGTACGCACCGACTGATCTGCTCGACATCCGGCGGTGGCTGCTCGTCACCCTGGACCTGGCCGCCGACGCGATCGGGATCGTTGGCGACCCGGACCACGTCGCCACGGGCGGCTACCACGAGGGCAACGACGATCTCAACCGGGTCGGGCGGCTGCTGTCGGACTACTCCAAGCGGGAGAGCAGCCGCGACCGGCCCGGGTCGAACGCGGCCAGTGCGATCGACATCGGCTACTTCGAGCACCGCCGCCCGGACGGGTCGGTCGTCACGCTGCGGTCCCTGTCGGTGGCCCTGGTCGAGCGGTGCAAGGCCGGCGATCCCCGGTGCGCGGACATCCGCGAGGTGATCTACAGCCCGGACGGGAAGCGGGTCCTGCGCTGGGACCGGCTCGGCATCCGGGAGTCCGGCGACTCGTCGCACCTGACCCACACGCACATCTCACTGTTCCGCGACAGCGAGGGCCGGCGCGCGGACGCCCGGAACCTTCTCGGCCTGCTCCGGACCTTGATCGAAGGAGACGACATGGGCGCGTTCGATGAACTGCTCCGTGACCCGACCGGTAGGCAGCCCGGACCTGGCAAGGCCGCTGATCTGCTCTGGATCGCAGCGTGGAACATCAGCGACACGTTGGCCGCGGTGCGTACGAACAACGCGGGCGAGGTGGCGCGCGACGCTGCGTTCCGGGCCGCGTTCGACTCGTTCGCGAAGGCTGTTACCGGCAGCGCCGGCGGCACGATCGACACCGCGCCGATTCTGGCAAGGATCGACGCCGTGGCGGCGGCGGAGTCGGCCGCGATGGGCAAGGCGCTCGCGGAGCTAGCCGCTATGCGCGCCGAGCTGGCCAGCTCGCGGCAGGAAGCGGAGCGGCTGCGCGAGCGCCTGGCCGCCGCGCTCGCACCGCCGGCGTCGGGCTGATGTCGGACCCGCTGGCCGTACAGATCACCGGGCGGGAGATCTACGACCGGCTGGTGCTGATGCACGGCGACCTGCAGCGGGTCGCGCACGACGTGTCGGCGATCCGGGGCGATGTGGAGGACCACGAGGCGCGGATCCGCGCCTTGGAGCGGGGGCGGTGGCCGCTGCCGTCGATCGCGGCGTTGGTGGCGATTGCGGCGCTGGTCGTGTCGGCTCTGGCGTTGACCCGGTGACGCCGGCGTATGTCTCAGGCCAGCGGCGGGAACTGCTCGCGCACCAGCTCGCCGGCGCGCTCGGCCACCGCGGCTGTGGCGGGGTCGACCAGGGCGTCGTACTCGCCGCGGGCGCGGGCGTAGCACCACCACGACCAGGCGGCGCCGAACACGAGTTCGCGCTGCTCGGGCGTCCACGCCGGCGGCGTGCCGTCCGGCTCGGGGTCGACCGGGACGTGCGCGCGGCGCAGCTCGCTCATGTTCCGGGTCAGCAGCAGGGCTGCTCGGCGGTACTGCTCGGCGGCCCGTTCGAGGTCCTGATCACGCGCCATCGGCGCATCGTACAGCCGTTCGAACAACTTCGAGAGGAAAGATCATGACGTCCAAGATGCTCGGCGTGTGGACGGCGATCCTCGCCGCCCTGCAGGTGATCGCCGCTGCCGGGAACCTCGCGGACCTGCTGACGCCCACGGCGGCGGCCTGGTTCGTGCTGATCGTCGCCGCAGTGCAGACGGGCACGGCGGCGTACACGGGCCGGGTGGCGACGTTGCCGGCGGACTTCGCCAGCCAGCGGCGCCCGTCCGCGTAGCGAGCCGATAGAAATACAGGCCGCCCCGCTCACCTTCGGGTGGGCGGGGCGGCTCGTCGCGTCTGGCGAAGGTTACATCCAGTCGGGCTCGCTGGTCATGATGGTCACAGTGCTCCCGTCAACCACAGCTTGCTCCCCAGCGAACCAGATCGGCTGTGCCTGCGGGTCGGCAGCGCTGCCCGTCCACGAGGTGCTGGTTGTGATGGTCTCGCTGGTGATCACGCCGACCTCGCGTGCCACGAACGAGCGGACTAGGTCCGACACCGAGGTTCCGCGGTCTTCGGCCATCTTGCGGAGCAGGACCTGCTCGTCATCCGAGACCCGGACGGACAGAATCGCGCCCCTTGGTTCCTTTGCCATCGGTGGTGGCCCCCTCATTGCTTGCTGTATCCGTAGTACAGCATGACCCACAGCGTCATCGCCACCAGTCGCTCAATCGGGTCATCGTGTGTACGATCAAGGGCGAGCAAGAGCGCTTATCGTCATACGGGAGTTGACCACTTGATCGAAAATCCAGGCGAATTCGCCATCAATGCCATGCTCTGCGACTCGGTGTCGACCGCCGAAGGAAAGCTGTTCGTCCACGGCGGCGGCTGGAGCAGCCTCGGCACACCGAAGTTCCCGTTCGTGCAGCCCAGGATCGGGCTCGCGATCCTGCTCAGCGTGCCGTACTCGGGCACGAACAAGGCCATCATGCTGGAGATCAAGCTGGAAAACGAGGACGGAGAAGTGGTGCCACTCGGACCGCCGCAGCGCATTCCCGATGGCAGCGAGGAGCGCCGCCCGATGGGCGTCGGCGTCCAATTGACCGTTCCCCGCATGACCGCGATGCCGCTCGGTGAGTCCCAAGTCGTGCCGCTCGCGGTCAACCTCGACCAGCTCGTCTTCCAGTCGCCGGGCTATTACCGATTCGCACTGTCCATCAACGGCCTGCTGGTCGAGCGCGTTCCATTCCGTGTTCTGGTGCCGCAACAGACCATCGTGCGCCGCGGGTAGCAGCCCCGGGAACGTACGAAGCCGCCCCATCCGCCTCCATTCTTCGGAGGTGGGCGGGGCGGCTTCGTCGTGTCCGGGGTCAGCCGCGTAGCGCCCGCGCCCGGCCGAGGACCCGCCCCATCCCGGCGAGCAGCATCCCCAGCTGCCACCGTGCCCGCGGCTCGTGCCCGGCGAGCTCCAGGCGCACGAGCACCTCGGCGTGCTCCCGGCCGCCGGCACCGCGGACCCGGGTGAGGACGGCCCGCCCGACGCCGGCCACCTGCACCACGTGCGGCGCGGACCGGTGCTCGCCGAGGCCGCACCGGTGCCCGCGGGCGCACCACGGCGGATGAGCGGTGCTCAGCACGGGACGACCCACACCTCGACGTGCTGCCCGTGCGGTCCGTGGTCGCGGTCGAGGGTGAGCCAGCGGCGCCCGGTCACCGTCCACACGGGGATGGCGTGGGCGGGGATGGTGACCTCGTCGCCCACCACCGGCACTTCGTGGACGGTGGCGGTGTACAGCTCGTCGCGGCCGTACCGGTAGATGACGGTGATCATGTTCGGGTCCGGACCGCGCTGATTGCCCGGGTGATGGTGCGTGTGCTCACCCGAAACAGCCGGGTGCCCTGTTTGACGATGTCTTTGGTGCGGACTCCCCGGTCGACCGCGTCGGCGACCCACGCCTGCAGGCGGCTCTGTTCGGGTTCGTCGGTCGGTACGGCCGGCGGGAGGTCGTCGAGGGTCGGGTACCACTCGACCTCGGTGCGGTGCTCGTCGACGGGCACGAGCCGGTACCCGGCCGGGACGACGATGTCAGGGTCAAGGTCAGTGTCGACGTCGGTGTCAGTGTCACGGCTGACCAGGGACTTGAGCCACTCTCCCAGGGGTGGCCCTTCCCCGGGGGAGGGGTGGTCGTGGCGCCATTGGGCGTACAGCGCGAACACGGCCAGGGCGGCAATGAGGGCGAGCAGGCGCATCAGGACACTCCGAACAGCCAGCCGGGGACCGGCGTGAGGACGCGGACGACGAGGTCGATGAACCCCTGGGTGGCTTCGCCGATGGCGCCGCCGCCGAGGTCGGCGAGCATGCCGAGCAGCCAGGCGCAGGCCCACAGCCGCCAGTTGAGCCGGTACCTCGATCCCGCGGACCCGCCGCCGGATCGACCGGCGGCGGGGGTGAACGCGAGCAGGGCGTAGCGGCCCAGCTTGGCGCTGGCCTTGGTGGGCAGGAGGCACCCGGCGCAGTACATCGCGAGAAGGCAGACGAGGACGCCGAGGACTTCACCGGTGCGGGCGGCCGCGAGGTCGGTGTTGCCGGTGCGTTTGGCCTCGTTGATCCAGGCGCTGATGGTGTCGACGGTGTACCGGTCGAGGGCGCTGCCGTCCCAGCCGACCCGTACCGCCGCCAACCCCATGAGGAACGCGGCCCGGTCCCGGAGGCTGTCCGGCCCGAACGAGGAGTAGTCCACGAGCAGAGCGGTGAGCATCAGCGCGAACACGGCGGTCGCGGACATGGTCGGCGCAACGGTGGCCGGCCCGCGCGGGTCGACGACGGCGAGGAACATCAGCGCTCCCCCGTGGGCGCGGCCGGCGGGGAAGTGCTGTCCGCGCCCACCGCTACGCCGGCGCCGACCGGGACCGGCTTGAGGGCGTTGCGTACCTGGCGCTCGGACACGCCGAGCGCTTCCGCGATCTCGGCCACGGTCATGCCGTCGCTCTGCATGGCCGCGGCGGCGCGCTGGGTCGTGGCGAACGCCCGGCGGGGGGCGGTAGCCGGCGCCGGCTTGCGGACCTTGGCGGGTTGATCGAGGTCGACGGCCGGTACCGGCTCGGGCGAGAGAAGCTCGGCGGGAACCGGCTCGGCCGGCGTCGGGGCGGTGACCTGCGGCGCTTCCGCGATCGAGGGCGGAAGTGGCGACGGCACTGCGGGCCGGGACTCGCGGATGAGCAGGGCGCGCATGTGGACGCTGAGCGCGGCCCCGGCCGGCGGCAGTGCGCCGACGATCGCGGCGAGCACGGCCTGCCATACCAGGCCGGTGCCGGACAGTACGGTGAGGCAGTGGTAGGCGGACTGGGCGGCGACGCCGATTCCGGCGGCGGCGTAGGTGTTGGCCCGGGCGAACCGGGCCACCGCAGCGGGTACCGGTGACATCCACAGGACAAGGGCAACGACGACGTACCCGTCGACGGCGACGGGCATGAGCCAGGCGAGGGCAGCCCGGGTGCCGAACGCGTCAAG